CTTTAAAGGAATAAATATGTTTAATACATTTAAAACAATTAAAAACCATAATGGCAAAATAACAAAAGCACATGGGGAGGAGTTTCTCCACATTGAATTATCAGAAAGGGAAAAAGGACTAGTAACAACGCTTGATTTACCTCTTGAGCATATGCCTAGCATAAAAAACGTTGGCGACTATCTTTTGACAATGTTAACCAATGAAAATTTTTATGATGGGGTTGTGTTGATGGGTCAAAATGCCGTTGACCCTTTCGATGTTGTTTATTACATTGATAATAACCCAAAATGGAAAGAACACGCCGACCCTATGCTATTTATAGATATTACAAAAGAATTTTATAAACGTTGGAATTCATAAGGAGAATACAAAATGGAATTATATGGGATGAATAAGATCGAAGATTTAGAGGGGTTTTTATCTGTTGTATTTAATGATTTTTGTTTAAAGAATAATTTGCCAATGAATGAATCGGCAGATGACATTCTCTATCATAATGCAATCTCTAAAAATAAGGAAAGAGATTTAACAGAACATCAAAAGCAATGGTTGAGACAATTTATTAATTTATGGGAGGAGAACATTTAATGAATAGATATAAAACTAAATCAGAATTTGAAGTATATTTTAATCTTTTGATGCTTAAAAAATATGAGTCTAATTTTATTAGAGCTAAAAAGATAGACAATTATATGAGGCAATTTAAAAAGGAGAACATATAATGAACTCAAAATATTTTTATAATGTTAGTAAAAATAGAGATTATTGGGAGAAAGTTTATTTAGATTATGTCAATAATTTTTTAAGCGTTGAAAGGTTCGCAGAACATCACAACCTTTCAGATTATCAAGCTTATAAACTCATTAACAGATTTAGAAACGTTCCAAGATTGAATAGGTAATAATAAGTAATAAAAGAACCCCTTTAAATAGGGGTTTTTTTTGGCTTAAATATATTAAATTAGACTTATAAGGCGTAGGATCTGGAAAAGCTGCCAAAAACGACCTCCACAATCGCTCCCTAACGCATTTAAAAAAGTTATTTGATATAATGTAAAGGCAAAAATTAAAGCTCGTAGAGAGGCTTAAAATAGCTTTTATAATTTTAATGCAAATGAGAATCATTCTCAAATGTAAATGCGAATGAGAATCATTCCCGATCTAAACTTTCCAGATCAAAAAATTTTTTTCCCTTTTTTTTATAGGCGAAAAAAAAAGTCATACCAGGGTGTCGGCAAAAAAAGTCATACCAGGGTAACTGAAATTATTTAAGACCCTTATTAACGGCAAAAAAAAGTCATACCAGGGTAACCGGGAATTTACCTGGTTGTGTAAAAAAACACTGGTTTGTAAGTCATTGATTTTAAAAGGATTAATTTTAGCAAAAATACCCTCTAAAGCCATATAAGCCCCTAGAACGATTTTAGAGGTACTACCCTACGCTAAAGGACAAAGATGGCTCAGAGAGCGTGAAAAAAAAGTCATACCAGGGTAACCGAAAGTTGTTGACACAATGAATAAAAAAATGCTATACTGAAAGAAAGGGGCAACACATTTTTAACCAAAGGAGAAAGTTATGAAACGAGTATTTACACATGAAGCAATTGATAGAGAAACAAGAGAAGTCGAACGTAGATTTCTTTCTAAACGAGAGTGTGCTTTTTATATTGCTAACAAACCTGAGTTAGTTATGAAAGCAACAGGCAACAAACGAGATAAGAAAGGTTTTAAGGATTTATACAAACAAGCACTAAACGACTGTGGTAAATGTTTAATATAAGGAGAATACTATGACAAAGCAAGAACTTGAAAAAGCTAAAGATTTAATTGATGATTTAGGTTGGGATTTTCAACAAATGTCATCAGGAGGGCAAGAAACATATAAAAAGATTTGTAAAATTATGGGTTGGACTTTTGAATGTTAATATAAGGAGAATATTATGATTACAGATACAGATATATTATTAGATTTAGAGGGAACAAGAGGTATTGATAGTTTTTTAAGTAAAATAGACTATGGCTTTTATGTGCCAAAGATGTTTGCAAGTAGAGTAATAAAGATTGTTAAAAACTTTTATGATGTTGATATGGTAATGACTGATAGAACACTACCAAAAGAAAAAGGCACATTTTGTTTAATGCCTTTTGATGATATTAGCATTGAAATTAAAAACAAGGAAACTGTATAATGGAAAAAGGAACTAACGAATATGATGCAGTCGAACCAAAGATGGGTTACAATGGTTATTATTTTGAATTAGATGAGGAGGATGAAGATGAAGTGTAATAAATGTAATGCAAGTGCAAGGTTTCAACATGAGGGTGTTAATTGGTGTGCAACAGATAGTTTTATAGGCACTGCTAATATGTTTGGATATTGCAAGACTAAGAAAGTTAACAGTAAACAATTAAGGAGAAAACTAAATGCCATACAAAAATAAAGAAGACAAACAGAAACACAACAAGACTAACTATATTAAAAACAGAGGGTATAAGAAAGCCAACCATAAAGGTTTCTTTGATGCGTTAGCTAATAAAGCAGAATGGGCATCTTCTTTCTTAACAAGAACTAAAGCTCCACCAAATTATTTATTGAATAAAATATTAAGTTATGCAGAACAGGCACAGATGTATAATGCAACAACAGAATGGGAGCAAAGATTAAGTAATGATGTTTTTGAGGCATCTCGTAATAAATGTTTAGATAGGATTTGGTCTTCGTATCAAATCGTTATGGAGCAAGAGGTTATGTATGACTCTACAGTAGATGAAAGTTGGGGCAACGCAAAAGAGATAAAGGGTGCTGACAACAAATTTACTAACGAACCTATCTCATATTATGGAGATGCACTAGAAAGTAAAATTGCTGCAGAAACTCATGGCAATAAAGCCAATGGAATTGTTGACACTAAAACAAAGGAGGAAATATGAAACCATTAAACGCATTAGTAGTAGTTGTATTGGTATTTCTTTTTTCAAGCAACATGATTGACCAAGCAAGAGCAGAAAGTTTAGAGTTGTTTGTAGATGACACACCAAGAAAAGAGAGTAATAGTATTTGGAAAGGTGATGGGTCATTAGTTATTATAAATAATGCAGAGGACTCAGGTTATGTTATTAAAGATGGTGAGGTTGAGTATTATGTAGAACCTAAAGATGATGGCTCACCAACATTCATTTATGACGATGAGCTGATAGTATGCACAAACAGTGGGTGTTATTAGGGTCTGAATACCCTCAATTTTTTATCTTGTAAAGGGTTGAATTGATTGATTATTTTTTAACAAAAAGCCTTAACGCTATTAGGAGTAGAGGCAACTAAAAAGGAGATATATATGGATAATGATTTAGATGTAGATTGGGTTGATGATGATGGAACAAGACAACCCAAAGATGAAGAAGAAATGATGTGGACACATGAAATTTTAAATCAATTTGAGTTGCTAATTGACACATTAGGTATTTCAACAGTTATGTTTTTAATGTCTGAAGAGCATGAAAAGATTGTTTCTGCTTGGGTAAAAGATAAACAAGACATACAAAATAGGAGGAAACAGTAATGCACTACTACCCTAAAAATATAGGTGACTATCGTAGAGATACTATGCACCTATCGTTATTAGAGCATGGTGTTTATATGACTTTGATTGACCATTACATATTAAATGAAGAACCATTTTCAGATAATATAGAAGATATACTTTGGCTTGTGGGAGCAAGGACTGAAGAAGAAAAGAACGCAGTATCTTTAATTCTAAACAAGTTTTTTAAGAAGAATGGTAATGGTTATTATCACAAAAGATGTGATGAAGAGATACAAAGGTATAAGAAAAACGCTGAGGTAGCAAGGGAAAATGGAAAGAAAGGGGGTAGACCTAAAAACCCAACCCTAACCCAGAGAAAACCCAACCCAAAGCTAACCAATAACCAAAAACTAGAAACCAATAACCATGAACCATTGTTTGTAGAGTTTTGGAAGTTATACCCTCATCGTAATGGGGTTGGTGCTACTAAACCACAATCATTAGAGTGGTGGAATACAAAATCATTAGACACCTTAACGATGGTTTTAGATGGGACAAAGAAGTTTAAAGCTTATATAGAGAGATGTCATAAGGACAATGTATTTAATGGTGGAATACCTGACCCTATTAGATACCTAAAAAACAAAAGGTATAAGGATGACTTTAAAGTAGTTAGAAAAAAGTCTGCATACGATAACATAAAATAGGAGATAAATATGAAAGAACTAATTGCAATACAAAAAGAATTAAATGTGCCAAAAAATCAACGTAACAAGTTTGGTAATTATAATTACAGGTCATGTGAAGATATTTTAGTAGCATTAAAACCTTTACTTGATAAATACAAATCATCAATCTTAATTACTGATGAAGTTAAAGAGGTTGGTGGAATACCTTATGTAGAGGCAACTGCCGTATTTAAAGGGCAGACAACAGAAGCATTAAGCGTTCGCGCACAAGCAGGTATCAACCCTAATCGCAAGGGGATGGATATAGCACAAAGCTTTGGTAGCTCATCATCGTATGCTAGAAAGTATGCACTAGCAGGAATGTTCTTACTAGATGATACAAAAGATGCAGACACACAAGATAACTCAAAGGAGAACTTTGGCTTATGAGTAACGAACAGCTAATACAAGGTAGTGATGAATGGTTTGCCGTTAGGATGGGTAAAATAACGGCATCAAAATTAGGAGACCTTATGAGGGTCACTAAATATGGAGAGTCGACATATAAAACTAGACTTAGAATGGAACTTGCTATTGAAAGGATAACTGGCAAATCTGCTAGTCCTAATTTCATGAACCAAGCTATGCACGATGGCGTTGAGCGTGAGCCTGATGCTAGAACTTTGTTTGAGGCAATAACAGGAAAAGAAGTTGCTCTTTGTGGTAGCTTTGACCATCCTGAAGTTGTTAATACAAGTGCAAGTCCTGATGGATTGATTCGAGGAGAAAATGCTGTATTGGAGATTAAGTGTCCTACGCATATTACTCATGCCAAAAATCTTTTGTCAGACACTATGCCAAAGAACTATGAATATCAAGTGCAGTGGCAAATTTGTTGTACGGAATCTGAATATGCTTACTTTGCATCGTATCATCCTGATTTTCCACCTGAACTTAGGTTAAAGTGGGTTAAGGTTGAGAAAGATAATGATATGATTCTTGAGCTAGAAAGTGCAGTAAGGAAGTTTGATATAGAAGTAGAAGACTTAATTAATCAACTAAAAAAAGGAGCAAATAAAAATGGCAGAACAATATGATAACACTAACTCATTTGCATTATTTAAGAATGAGAAAGGCGATAACGAGGCAAGACCTGATTACACAGGGACTGTAACATTAGAGGGCGGTAAGGAAATGAGAATGGCTGCGTGGATTAGGGAAAGCAAATCAGGGGTTAAGTTCCTGAGTGGCAGACTTTCTGAACCACAAGTTCAATCTTCTCAAGCAGGTAGCAATGCTAGTGTAGAGGGTGAGGATGTGCCATTTTAATTCAAGAGGTCTTGAACCATTTTGATGGAGTTCGTGAGACGGGCAATGGACAGTATTCGTGTCGTTGCCCTGCACACGAAGATAAGAGTGCATCACTAGGAATAAAAGAAGGAGATGAAAATAGAATCCTACTCAATTGTTTTGCAGGTTGTGATGTTAAATCTATTTTAGAGTCAGTTGGTTTAGACTGGAAAGATATACTGCCTGATAATAAACTATATCAAGCAGAAAAACATAAGTTTAATCCTTTTGCAGTATTAAAGATGTTGCGTGATGAAGTGTTAATTATAGGTCTAGCAAGTGCAGATATTAGAAATAATAAACCACTTAACGATAAAGACCATATGAGATTATTAGAAGCTGTGGCTAACGTAAGGGATGCTTACAGTAAAACAAAATAGGGGTAGCTTTGGTTTCGACAGTGTGTAAAATTAATTTAGCATACTGGACGTGAGTTCGATTCTCACCTACTCCACCATTAAAGGATAGTCGGCAAAGTAGGAGAGTTGCGATGGACTGTAAATCCATTCCCTCTGGGTGAGTAGGTTCGATTCCTACACTATCCACCATTATAGGAGAATAAAATGACATTATATAAAGTATCAGGAGGAGTTAAGGACTATCTAGTAACGCCCTGGGCAATGGGTGCGTTTAAAGCTAGGTCTTATTTGAAAGCAAGAAGTATAGATGCAATAGTAACTAAGTATGTACAGGTAAATGGTAAGTGGAAAAAGAGAGGTGTTAGGTGACAGCTCAAACTTTAGAGGACATACTCATTACCGATAAAGAAATAAATGGTTACATGGATAGAAGAGAATCAGGTGAGCATCTTAAAATTAAAAAGCCTACTGAATATGTAGACGAGGTAGAGAAATACTTTTCTGATGACTTAACAGGTGGATTAGAATTACCTTTTCCTAAAACTGTTAATGATTATAAGGTAAGGATGGGAGAGATTTCTTTGTACACTGGCTATTCCGGGCATGGTAAGAGTGCATTTCTTAACTTCATTATGTTGCATTTAATGAAACAAGAAAAAACTATGATTGCTTCTTTTGAGATGTTACCTAAAGCAACACTAGGTAGAATGTGTCAGCAAACAGGTGAGGCAATGCCTAACAGTGATTACATTAAAGACTTTTTAGGTAAGTTAGATAATAACTTATTCTTATATGACCCTCAAGGTGAAACCTCATCTGAGAAAGTCATTGAGGTTATTTATTATTGTGCTGAAAAGCTTGGTGTAAAGTTAATAGTTATTGACTCGTTAATGAAGTGTGGTATTAATGAAGACGACCTCAACAAACAAAAGGCATTTGCTAATAAGTTATCAGTGGCTGCAAGAGATTTAGGAATACATTTATTTCTTGTTGCTCATAGTAGGAAAACTGCTAACGAAAATGACAATGCTAGTAAGTTTGATGTTGCAGGTTCTGCAAATTTAACTAACCTAGTTGACAATGTATTTTCTATTCATCGTAACAAAGCTAGAGAAGAAGAAGTATTAAACGGAAGTTTAGATACAGAGATAATGAACCAACCACCTTGCTCTGTGTATTTGTTAAAGCAAAGACATGGTAGAGGTATAGAGACTCGTTGGGGATTTGGCTTTAAACCTGAAACATTTACATACACAGAAACTTGGTAAAGGAGAAATAGTATGATGATTAAAGAGTTTATTAAGGAAGTAAAGAAAACATTTGGAGAGGATGTAGAGTTTAAAGCTACATCTAAAGATGGACAAACATACAGGAGTAAAAACTATGACAAAATTGATTCTGAAATCAAAAAAGGACGTGGAACAAATAGAAAGTCTTTGTGGTAGTTTAGACTTTAATAAAGCTTGGGAGGTAGTAGTAAAGGAATATGACTATGGTAGGTCTAATGCTCAAAACAAAAGGTATTGGCGTTTGGTAAATGAGCTAGGTAGTTTTTTAGGATATAGTCCTGAAGACATACATAGCATGATGAAGTATAAATATTTATCATACAAAGAAGAACTGTTAGGAGATGAGGTAGTAGTTGTTCCATCTACATCTGAACTAACAATAAAAGAGTTTATTGAGTATCAAAATAATGTAGAAAAGTTTGCCATAAGTTTAGGATTTCAATTACAAGGAGATTATTAATGAACTATTTATCTGTATGCAGTGGTGTTGAGGCTGCATCTGTAGCATGGAAAGGATTAGATTGGAATCCTCTAGCATTTAGTGAGATAGAGAAGTTTCCATCTGAAGTATTACAACACCATTATCCCAATGTGGAGAACTTAGGGGACATGACTAACTATAAGGAGTGGAATTTTGGAAAACAATCAGTTGATGTTGTCGTTGGGGGAACACCATGTCAATCATTCTCAGTCGCTGGACTCAGAAAAGGAATGGAAGACCCAAGAGGAAATCTTGCCCTCACATTTTGTGCAATTCTTGATAAATTTAGACCCAAGTGGTTCATTTGGGAAAACGTGCCAGGTGTCCTCAGTAGTAACAAGGGACGGGACTTTGGCTCATTCCTCGGGGCGTTGGCAGAACTCGGGTATGGTGCATCATACAGGGTGCTTGACGCTCAGAACTTCGGAGTCCCCCAAAGACGTAGAAGAGTCTTTGTTGTCGGACATCTTGGAGACTGGAGACCTAGCGCAGAAGTATTATTTGAGTCAGAAAGCTTGTCGTGGGATTCTGATAAGGGCAGAAAGAAGAGGAAAGACTCTACCTCCATCCCTAAAGGTAGCACTAGAGTCCAGGGAAAAGGAGTAGCAACACCATTGTTACACCAAGACCACATAGATGCTTTGTGTGCAAGAGACTATAAAGGGTTAAACTCTGACAGTTTAGACAAGAAAGCTATTGTTGAGGTGTTTGAGAATCATCCACAAGATAGTCGTGTAAAGGAAATGGGTGACACTTGCCAAACAGTAACTTCAACATGGGGTGGTGGGGGTGGTAACATACCTTTTGTCTTAGGTGGACAACATCCTAACGCTGCAATAGCAGAAAATGAATCACCTACATTAACTAATGCTATGGGTAGTGGTGGTGGTCATGTCCCTATACTAAATGAGCCTGTTGCTTTTGATACATACAACACAACAGTAAGTGATACTAACCAAACCATTAAAAGTCCTAATGGTGGGGTGCAAGAAAGTGTAGGAACTATTTTTAATAACATGGCAGTAAGAAAATTAACACCTGTTGAGTGTGAAAGGTTGCAAGGATTTCCTGACAATTACACAAACATTAAAGAGAATTGTCCTGATGGTCATAGGTATAAAGCTATGGGTAATAGTATGGCAGTACCTGTAATGAGATGGATAGGAGAACGTATAAACAACTATAAGGAGGAAAACTATGCAGTATAAAAAAGTTATGGTAATAGGCGATATGCACATTCCGTATCATCACAAAGACTCTATGGCATTTCTTAGAGCGTTAAAGAAAAAGTATAAGGGGTTTGACTTGGTAGTTAACATAGGTGATGAGTTAGACCAACACGCAATTAGTATGCACGACAATGACCCGGATTTACCTAGTGCTGGTGATGAGTTAAAAATGTCTAAGGTTCATGTTAAGGAATTAGAAAAGATATTTCCTGATATGACATTGGTCGATTCTAATCATTCATCGTTAGTGTATAGACGAGCTTTAAAGTATGGATTACCTAAAGCTTATCTTAAACACTACAACGAGTTCTTAGGTGTAGGTAAGGGTTGGAAGTGGGTGCAAGACTTAACCATTACTCTTAATGATGGTTCTAGGTGTTTCTTTACTCATGGTATGTCAGCTAATGTATTAAGTGTGGCTCAGAAGTATGGTATGCACACAGTTCAGGGACATTACCATAGTAAAGCTAGTATTCAATACTTTAGCAATCCTGATAAATTAGTATGGGGCGCACAAACAGGATGCTTAACTAACCAAGATTCAATGGCCTTTAGTTATGCTAAAAACTTTAAAGACAGATTCATTATGTCATCCATTGTGATTGTAGATGGACAACCTAGAATACATCCTATGGTTATTAAAGATGGTAAATGGATAGGTAAGATAGTATAATGAAGAAAGCAAACAAACTTAAAATGCAAAAGATGGTAGAGTTTGGTTGTGTGGTATGTAGGTGGTATGAGGGGGTAGATGACCTACCTCCTTGTAACATTCATCATATTAGAGATAAGACTGGACTAGGCATGAAAGATGAAGAGATGATACCTCTTTGTCATTACCATCATCAAGGGCGTATGGGTATTCATACTATAGGTAAAAAGATGTGGGAAGAAAGGTATGGAACTCAACGTGAATTACATGAACGAATGAAGGAGGAATTAAATTTTGACATCGATTGATTTTGAAGTAAAGAATCCACTTAAAGAACAGGTGGGTGGAGACCATTATAGTAAGTTAGAAATACAACCAGCGGTGTATTCAGAACGTAACAAGCTATCTTACTTACAAGGTAATGCAATTAAGTATATTACTAGATATAAAGATAAGGGAGGTGTAGAAGACTTATACAAGGCAATACACACTGTTAAACTTTTAATAGAATTGGAGGACATAAAATGAGCTATTTAGGTTACAAGAACAAGGCTTTCATGAATTATAAAAGGGAGCAAGAAAGAATAAAGATATGGAAGATAAAACAAAAGGCAGCAAAAGCAAGGAAGCTTAAAAGGTTTAGGCAGTGGAAAAAACTATCTAATACATTCATAATACAGCTTGTAGTAGTAGCATTAATAATAGCTCTTTATGGTGTGTTTGCTTCAGCAATAATAGCAGAAGAAAAAGGTAGCAAGGTAGGGGTAGGCAATTTTGTAATGGCAGTATCTTACACAGATTCATATAATGATTTAGTCTATGTATCTAACTTTGTCAACTGCGACCATGCTTTAGATTATTACAATATGAACTGTGCAACACAAGGTGCTAAAATTATGATGTGTCAATTAGAAGAATACCTTTATATGCCAATAGGGCATAACAGCGACTCATCATTTGACTTTGCGCCAACAGATAAACAGTCCTGCGGATTCGTAGGAGTTCAGAAACCTAAATTTACGGAGGCACAATAATGGGAAAAGGTAGCGGAAGAAGAAAACAAGATATAACTGACGAAGAAATGGAACAAGCATGGAACGCTATCTTTGCTGGACATCCAACTGAAGAGCAGTTTGAGACAATAAAAAAAGACATCGTTAAGCGCAAAGAAGATGTTGTAAAAGAAGATGGGTATGGCAATGTATTACCTAAAACCAATGACCCTGATAGATTTTATGATGAAAGTGGGGATGCGTAATGGCTAAAACATCTCCTACACAAAGAACCTTAAAACGCATGAGAGAGTCAGGTGACTATGTTCTAGTAAAGATAGTTGAAAGATGGAACGCTCATGCTTTTAAAAGGCAAGACCTCTGGAACTTTGATATATTAGGTATATCAATTACTGGAGAGACACACGCTTTACAGGTAACATCGTATAGCAATGTAAACGCTCGGATTAAAAAGATAGAAGAATCTGAATATACACCTCACTTACGAGATGCAGATTGGGTTCTTCTTGTTGAAGGCTGGAAGAAAGAAAAGAACGGCAGATACAAATCTTACATAACCGACTTATCTTAACGAAAGGAGAGCTAATGATTGATGTAAAAAATTACAACGAAGTGTTTGGTAATTACTTACAACAAGACCAATCAGATTTAGTAACAGGAGCTATTTATTTAGGCAATAACTATAAAAAAGCAAATGATTACTATGGTGGGTATCAAGGTAATTACTTAAAAAGAATTAAGGCTTTATTTCCTGATAAAAAAAATATCTTACATTTATATGCTGGACAAATGGATGATACAGAACTTCCAGGGGATAAGGTGGACATCAATCCTTTAGCAGACGATGTTAC